TTGAGTGATGTGAAGTCATACAAAAACAATCCCCGGAAGAACGAAAAGGCGATTGAAATCGTAATGAGAAGCATAAAAGAGTTTGGATTTAAAGTTCCGATTATTTTAGACAAGAATGATGTAATTGTTGCAGGGCACACGCGAGTAATGGCGGCCGAACGTCTAGGAATGAAAGAATTGCCGGCAATCTATGCGGATGATCTAAATGAGAAGCAAATAAAAGCGTTCCGAATCATGGATAATAAGTCACAAGATTATGCAGAATGGGATGAAGAATTATTGAACGAAGAGTTTAAGTTTTTGAATGACTCAGGATTCGACATGGAGTTGACAGGATTCACGGAAGAAGATATCGATGCGAGTTTAAAGCTGAATGAAGCAGAGAACGAAAATGTAATGGGAAACAGACATGAAGTGATTATGTTGGTACCACCTGAGGCACCAAGACTAAAAGAACGAATGATGCTGAAATGTGATAGAATTGAGGATTATAAGAAAATAAGAGATTTTTTCGCAAAGAATGAGAGATTGTTGGTTGATACGCTACTGGGGATGGTTAAATGAAGTATTTTAGTTTATTCAGTGGAATCGGAGGATTAGATTACGGCCTAAAAGACGAAGAGTGCGTAGGGATATCAGACATCAAACAGAGCTCGGTTCAGATTTACCAAAGAATGATGGGGAACGTGAAGAACTGGGGCGACATAACAAAGATAGATCCAAAAGAGTTGCCGGACTTCGATTTATTAGTGGGAGGATTCCCATGTCAAACGTTTAGTATGGCCGGAATGAGGAAAGGATTCGCAGACAAGAAAGGAAAGATGATTTTTTATATTTATGACATTCTGAAGGAAAAGAAACCAAAATATGTGGTGCTAGAAAACGTGAAAGGAATCATAAGTCACAACAAAGGAAAAACAATCAAATCAGTAGTGAAACTATTAGGAAGCTTGGGATACTACGTGAGAGTAATTTTATTGAACTCGCTTTATTATGGATCAGCCCAAAGCAGAGAAAGAGTGATATTCCTCGCATGCAAGAAGGACTTCCCAATCAAGATACCCGAGATTAGAGATGATACAAAGAGATTCCGAGACATAAGAGAAAAGAACGGTCAGTACAAATTCATAAAGAAAACAGAACGACTTGTGATGAAGATAAACCAAGAGCATCCACAAAGATTCAACACAGAATTAATAGGCGGTTACGATCGTGTAGGAACATTAACAACTCAAGAAGGATGCGGAGATAAAGCGGTGTACGAAGAAAAGACTGATGACTTTAGAATACTAACACCACTAGAATGCGAGAGATTACAGGGCTTCCCGGACAATTGGACGTCAGGAGAAACACCAAACAACCGATATTTTGCCCTGGGGAACGCTGTAAACTGCAAAATGAGCGAATATCTGTTCAAAGATTACCTAAAAGGTGTGTGGTTCTAATGGGAAATCTGACAGAATCTGACACTAATAAGGTGTTTAAGAAGCCCAGAGGAAAGAAGAAATTAATGATAGAAGCTATGAACGACCATTTGGGGGTGGTATCAATCGCAGCAAAACAAGTTGGGATAAGCAGAGAAACACACTACCACTGGCTAAAGGTTGACAAAGCGTACAAATTCTGGTCAGATGAAGCAGAACTAACTTTAAAGGATTTTGGAGAGAGAACACTACATAGACTTATGAAAGAAGGGAATCCAATGATTGTGTGGAACTTTAACAAAACCAAGAACCGAGATAGAGGATATGGAGAACACATTGGAATCGAACACTCTGTAGAAAAGGAAACAGTTTTTAATATAATTGTGAAGTCTGTGGAGGAAATTAAGAATGAAAAGCTTAACAATCAGCCCAAAGCAGCATGAGATGTTTATTGCTCTTGAGGATCGTGAGCATACCGAAGTATTTCTAGGAGGCGCAGCCGGTGGTTGCGGGATTTGGCACACCTCGGTACATACATTAACCGGCAGCAAGTTTTTAGGAGAATTGGAAAAATGTGAGATTGTGCTTACTTTTAATAAGAAAAAGAATATTTTGGAATATAAACCAATATTAGAAACTTTTATAAATGGTGGTTCTGTTGGATGTGTAGAGTTAAAACTAAAAGATGGAACAAAAATCAACTTCACACAATCGCATGAATTCTTATTTGATGGAGAATGGGTTGAGATTGGAGAACTTGCCAGAAGAAGTTTGGATGGAGATAAAAGAAACGAATGGGCGATATCTAATAAGCAACAAAGGGAGATTAAAAACAATGAACTGGAAAAATTCTGGGAAAACTATGATAATGAGTCCAGGAAAAACAAAGAAGGGTTACTTGAGAACTACTATTATTTTAAACGGACAGAAAAAGGTTCAAATTCACAGGGTAGTAGCAGAAGCATTCATTCAAAACCCACAAAACAAACCAGAGGTAAATCACAAGGACTTAAACAAAAGAAACAACCAAGTGGAAAATCTGGAATGGGTAACTCCAAAGGAAAACTTTCATCATGCGGAGAGATTAGGTCAAATGAATCCATTCATGGAGAATGTTGGAAGAAGAACAAACTTACAAATAAAACCCGGCTCCCAGAACGGAATGAGCAAACTAACAGAGCAACAAGTCAGAGAGATACGACAGAAATTCATCCCGAGAAGATACGGACGAAAGCAGTTAGGGATAGAATATGGAGTAAGTCCACTAACTATCAAGGATATTGTAACGAGAAGAAGTTGGAAGCACGTGAAATAAATTTAGATGATATTCTAGAGATTAGATTTTATTGGCAAAACGAACCAATGTATGATATAGAAACAGAGAATGAATCTTATGTTTTAGCTAATGGGATAATAGTTCACAACTCGAAGTCGTTTACACTTTGCTTATGGCAAATCATGAGAAGGATGAAGTACAAAGGTTCAAGAGGGTTTTTGGCCAGGGCCAGACTTAAAGATTTGAAGGCATCAACACTATTGACATTTTTTGAGGTGTGTGGAATGTTAGGACTGAAATTAGGAGTAGACTACAAATACAACTCACAAATGGGAATTATAACATTCAAAAACGGAAGTGAGGAATATCTGAAGGATTTATTTTTATATCCATCTGACCCTGACTTTGTGTCACTTGGTTCGACTGAGTACACAGATGGAGCAATCGATGAGATGGGAGATATAACACCACAGGCGTATCAAATTATGAGAAGCCGAATCAGGTTTAAATTAGATGAGTTCGGATTAATCCCAAAGATGGCCATGGGAAGCAACCCTTGTAAAACATTTATTTATGGAGATTTTTATAAGAAGTGGAGAGATGGAGAATTAGAATTCTACAAAGCTTATGTACAGGCAGGGGTTTATGACAATCCATTCATATCGGACCATTACATAGAGAATTTAAAAAAGCTAGACACAAAGAACCGGGAGAGATTATTAAACGGGAACTGGGAGTACGATGACGACCCAACAAAGATATTCGATTATGATTGCATTATAGATTTATTCACAAATGACGCAAAGAGAGGAAGGAAGTATTGCATAGTTGATCAGTCAGGGTTTGGACGGGATAGTTGTATTGTGTCTATTTGGGACGGTTTGTTTGTTACAGAGATTTTAAAATTTGAAAATGGGGTGTCAGCTTTTGGAATAAAAGATAAGCCAGGAATGAAAGATGAGATTGGATTGGATGAGATACTAACATCCAGGAAGATACCAAGAAGCAGGTGTCTAGTAGATGAGATCGGTGTGGGGTTCGGCCTAAAGAAAGCTATGCCAGAAATTATTGGATTCGTAGCAAACGCGGCACCATTAAAAAAAGAAAAGAAAACAACAGATGATGAAGGTTTAGACAATTACAAGAATTTGAGAAGCCAGTGCTGGTTCGAATTAGCAAACCATGTTAATTCTGGATTGATAGGGATTTATAGAAATTTGCCAATTAATATCAAAGAGTTATTAATTGAGGATCTGGAAGTTATGAAGCAAATGGATTCAGACAAGGATTCAAAGATGAGAGTTATAACAAAGAAAGAATTGCATGATACGGCAGCGCTTAGCAGATCCACAGATGTTGGGGATTGTCTGGTAGGAAATACCAACGTATTAACCACAAATGGATATAAATTCATTAAGGATATTAATATTGGAGAAAAGGTAATAACTCCATATGGAAGCAGGAAAGTTTTAGAAGTAAAAAGGAAGAAATCAAAGCAAATTGTAAAAATAAAATTTAATAATGGTAAGGAAATTTATTGCACACCAAATCACAAGATTTATCTAAATGATAGTTTTAAAAAGGTTAAAGCCCTTAAGATGAGAGAGTACAAAGGAGAGATATTAAACACAAAAAATTTATTAAAATGGAGAATAAAGAGATTATTTACAAAGGAGAAAGATACAGGCTTTTATCCAGTGGAAGATATTATTACAAGAAAAGAAATGGAAAAATCGAAGCATTGCATAGAAGAGTTTATGAGGATTCAACAGGAAGACCAATCCCTAAAGGATACTCGGTTCACCATATTGACGGAAACCATTTCAATAATAATCCAAAGAATCTTACAATCATTGAATCATCGGAACATCAAAGGATTCATGCAAAACAAAATATCAAAAACATTAAAAAAATATGTGAATTCTGTAAAAAAGAATTTATTGACAAAAGTGTACACCAATGCGGTAAATATTGCTCAAACAAATGTTTTCAAAACGCAAAGTATAAAGAAAAAAGATATTTTGAAAGAAGAAATTGTTTATACTGCGGAAAAGAATTCAGCGTCAAAAAACAAGACTCAACCAAATGCTGTTCAAGAAGTTGTGCTGCTAAGCTTATGTGGGGAAATAGACGTTTATGATTTAAAGGTTCAAAAAGACCATTGTTATTATGCTAATGATATTCTTGTTTCTAATTGCTTAATGATGAGAATGTACTTCGAAATAAACCCAAACGAATCAGCATGGACGTTCCCCGGACCAATCGAATCAGTAGATGAAGAGAACAAATTAAAAGTTTATGGAGACTCAAATATTAAAACAAAAATAGTCGATGGAGTAGAAAGAAGAATGGTTGGAGACAGAATAATCATAGAATAGTTAATTTTAAAAAGGAGAATAGACAAGTATATTTAAGAGAAAACGAATGAAAGGAGGTTAAAATGAATAAAGAAAAAATACAATACAAGAACACAGAGAAATTTACTCCAGAAGTAATAGGTGAGGTTTTAGAAGTCCAAGTAAAATATGGGCTTACAGCCGATAGTCTACTCAAAAAAGCGAGTAAAAAATCCAGTTCGTTATATGAATTTTTTGATTGGGATAATTCTTCGGCAGGAGAAAAATGGAGACTTCAACAAGCTAGAGTTCTTATCAACGAAATAAAAATAATAGTTGATGACAAAGAAATGTATGCTTTCGAGAATGTAAATGTTAGCATAATAGAAAAAGAATCTTCTTCAAGAGAATATAAATCCATAGTAGAAATAATAAATAATGCAAATTATAGGCAACAGCTTATTCAAAGAGCATTATTTGAAGCAATATACTGGAAAAACAGACATTCCGAACTAACCGAATTAAATCCTATATTTTCTTTAATAACAGAAATAAGTGAAGAATGGCAGAGCAAAAAATAAACGTAAAAAAGTTAGAGATTGGAATAATTAAGGTTACGATAATTGGTGATTCACCATATATGCCAGAGCCAATGGATATGGCTGTCTTAGAAAAGTATAATAAGATTAAATCTAAGCAGAATTATGACAAGGATTATTTATCGGAAGAAGAAAAAGTTAAGGCAAAGTTCTATTATACCGAAGATGAAGAATTGGGAATCCCAGCAAGGGCTTTTTATAACTCTATGATTCGTGCATCATCATACTTGTTCGATATAAAGCAAGGTGGTATGAGAAACATAAAGGAAGGAATAACTATTAAGGGATATATTCTACCATTGAAGTTTAAGGATCAAAAAGTCTTAACTCACTGGGGAAGAACATCTGGAATGAAAGGTTCACCTAGAAAGATTATGAGAAATGCTTTTTATGATTGGTCTGTTAAATTAGTTATTGAATACAATAAAAATAATTTATCAGCAGAACAGATTATAAATGTTTTAAACTGGGCAGGGTTTCATATCGGCGTTGGTGGATTTAGAAAAGAAAAAACTGGGAACTTTGGAAGTTTTCACATAGATTTTAAATAAGAGTTTTATTTTTTAAACTCTACAGGATAGGGAAGGTAAAAACTTCTTTATCTTATGAGGCGAGGCGAGGCTTGGCGAGGCTGGGCGAGGCATGGTATGGCGAGGCGTGGCAATGCAAGGTAGTTAGTCTTTAATCTTTAAAAGACATCATATTAAAACAAGAATAATTGACGGGGTAGAAAGAAGAATGGTTGGAGACAGGATAATAATAGAATAGTTAATTTTAAAAAGGAGAATAGACAAGTATATTTATCATTGAGGGAGTAGTCTTACTTCGAGTAACGAAACCTCATTGATTACACACGAGGAACTGGACGGGTCATTCCCGTAGGACTATTGCAGGTTCGAATCCTGCCGTGTGTATTGTAGAGAAGTCTACTAAATCAATTTGTTTGATAGTACAAATACTTTGACACTCGGCAAAGACCGAGAATGGGTGCTTGTAGCTTAAAGAAGGGTTCAGTCCCTAAGCCCACTTTATAATTGCGAGGATGGGGCAATGGTAGCCCGTCAGGCTCATAACCTGAAATGTGTAGCGTTCGATTCCTGCTCCTCGCATA